TAAATGCTAATGCACAAAAGACACCAGTTTTGATACAGTGCGATGAAAGTCAAAGACTAACTATGAAAAACTTATATAAGCAATATGAGGGAAATGAACCATTTATATTTGGTTCAAAAGGACTTGACGCTAATGGGCTTAAAGTTTTACAAACTGGTGCACCTTATGTTGCTGATAAGTTGTACGAATTAAAAACACAAATTTGGAATGAAGCTTTAACATACCTTGGTATTAGTAATATTAATGTGGTTAAAAAAGAAAGAATGATAACTGATGAAATTGCAAGAAACCAAGGTGGAACGGTTGCTAGTAGATATTCAAGATTAGAAAGTCGCAGGCAAGCTTGTAAACAAATTAATGAAATGTTTAATCTTGATATTTGGGTTGAATATAGAGAGGACTTTCAAGATGTAGAAGAACAGCAAAATGAAAATGAAGAGGAAGAAATTGAGTATAGAGGAGGTGAAGTAGTTGAGTAAATACACAACGGAAGTTAGATTTATTTGTGAAGTAAACAGTGGGTTGAATGAAAGCGTTGGGTATAGTAAAATTGAAGATGTTATTACTGGTGCAATGCCTAAGATATTTGATTTTGATTTTCCTATATTTGATGAAAGTTATAGGGGTGTATTAGAAAGAAAAATATTAAAGCATTTCTATACAAGAGAAATCTGTGAAGAAACTGTTGGATTGTGGAAGTTAAGGTTAGATACTAGACTTAATGAAATAATGCCATACTACAATAAGTTGTATAAATCTGAACTACTTGATTTTAACCCTTTATACACTGATAACTTAACAAGAACAAGAACAACAAAGTTGAATAGTAAAAGGGAAACTGGTAATAATGGTGAAGTAGATACAACAAATAATTCTAATTCACAAGGTAGTGGAAGTGGTACAACTAACAACAATGGTAGTGACTTGTATTCAGACACACCACAAGGTTCATTAAATG